GGGCCAGAGCCTTGGTGTAACGGGCCGACAGAGAGTCGTACAGGTTGTCTTCCATCGCCTCTTCGGTGATGGAGAAACCCATAGCGATGGTCTCGTGGTTGTACCGTGCAGTCCAGGCTTCTTGCGCATTGTCATACGCAATGGCTTGGCCTTCAGGCTTCACCGGAGCGGCAGAGAAACCAGCCAGTTTGGTTTCTTCTTCGAACGAACGCTCAGAGGTCTCGGTTTCGTAGATCTCTTTGTGCTCTTCGCCGTAACGCTTGTACTCCATGCCAAACAGGGCGTTAAGACCCGGCAGGAGTTCCTTCAGTAGTTGGGCACGAGAAATTGCCATGGTGAATTACTCCTTACGCGAGCGCCGTAGCGAATTGATACGAGTGCCAGCCCTGGTTCCACTTCACCAGAACTTCGGGGAAGCCCACGAAGGTGAAGTTACTACCGGCGGTAGCAGCGGTCAGCGTCTTCGCCACAGTGATGGTCGTGCCGTTCACGTTGGTCACATAGTTGAAGTCGCCAGGGTTTCCGCCTGCACTTGCCTCGGGGCAGGTCACTGCCATACCGGCTTGAAGGCCAGTAACCGCAGCATCCAGCGTGATGGTCGTGGAGGAAGAAGTGCCAGTACCCGACACGGAGTAAGCCGTCTCAGGGACCACAGCAACGACGCGGAACGGCAGCGAGGTAGACGCCACGCGGACGTTACCGGTACCGTTGCTCGGGCCGTCGCCAGACACAGCCATCTTGGAATTGCCCGTGACGGTGCTACCAGCAACGCCGGTAATCGCGTACACGTTGGTTCCAATGAACGACTGATTGGCGTAGCCAATGGCCGAAGCGGTGTTGCTCTCGCTGGACGTTTGACCAACCATCGCCACCTTGAACAGTGCCGAAGGATCATCCACAACGAAGGCCACGATGTCGTTAGCCAGAACACTACCGGGGTAGTACTGGGCAAACAACTTCTGACCCGTGGAGGGGTTGGTGTAAGAACAACCAACGAACACTCCGATAGCCCCGGCAATAACCGTGCTCGGGCTGGATGCGGCAGAGTAGCCGGTTTTGATGATGGTTCCGTCTGTCGTCAACTGCAACAGGTCGCCATTGAACAAGGCGGTGCCGTAGTTTCGGGCAATAGGAATTTGTCGGATTGCTCCAGCGTACGGTAGGCCATTCAACTCATTGATGGCTTTGAAACCGTAGGGAGCGTCAACAACAGGGTATGCCATTTGTGACTCCAAAAATGATTTAACCGCGTCCGAACTTCACCTCAGAGCGCCGCTCCTTGAAGACGGGCATCCGGGGATCGTTCTCGCGCATGAAGGCGTTGTCAACCGACTGCATCTGACCATCAGTTTGACGCTGGTAGTACTGGTTGCGTTGGTCAACAAACTCTTTGGGTGTTTTGCAAAGGATGAGGCCGCCGATCTCGATGCTATCTGGGAACCGGGGCTTCTCCCCAGTTGCCATGATCTGGATTTCGGGATGCTCAGATGCCTTCACAGGCTCCCAACCTTCGCGGAGTTTCGAAGAAACATGGCCCGGGTCAGCAGTACCAAGCGTACTGACACGGATCCAACGGAACTCGTATCCGTCTTCGGGATTGGGGCTCGGCAGCAATTCCGGGGGCATCCACTGTTTTGGACGCTCCAGTTTTGCTCGGGTCTCCAGATCACGGGAGGTTCGGGTATGTTCAGCCATTTTGTTTCCTCAATTCTTCCGCAACCGCACGGGCGTACTGCTCATTCGTCAGGCCGAGCCGCTTGGCGATGTTTACTTGGGACTGGGTAAGCACGATTTTCTTGGGCGCTGTGCTACGGGTCGCAGGGGCCACGACAGTCGATTTCTTTACGGGCTTCTCAGAGGGGAACGCATCTGGGAAGACTTGCCGCATCCGGGTATTGATGCGGTCGTAATACTCGTCGCTGGTCGGGTTTACCCCACTTTCCACAAGTTTTCGATGAACCGTCAGTGCAAGCGCCGTCATTTCATCGTCGCTACCAAACCACGGATTGGCTTCTTGCCACGCAGAGGCTTTGGCATCAACGCGAACCGGTTCTTGCTGAACTGGTTGTGGTGCGGGTTGTACCGCAGGTTTTTCTTCTTGTAAAGGGGCGGGCTTGAAATTATTAACCCGGTCGGCCCGAATCTTGGCCGCCGTGAGTTCTTCCTGAGCCTCCAACAGTTTGTCGCTGTCGCCTGCGTCGTAGGCGTCTTTGAGTTTGCGCTTGGCCTGCTCAACCTCGCTCTGAACGACTTTCTTGGCCTGCTCCAGCAATACCTGCTGAGTTTGCCCCTGGGTACTCTGGAGTTTCTTGTTCTCCTCCATGAGTTGTTGGGCAAGACGAATGGCCTCCTCCCGCTCACGGAACGCGGCTTCCTTGGCCCGGCGCTCTTCGTGGTATCCCTTGGAGAAATGCTGGATGCGCTTCTTAACCCCGTCTGAATACTGGGCCAGTTCGTCATCCGTTACCTCTGCGGGAGGCTCCTTCATGGGCGGGCGGTCACGGTCTTGAGGCGGCGTGTCGTCTACGACCTCAACCTCGGGTTCGCCTTCGCCCTCTACCTCAAACTGAATCTCGTCTTGTTTCTTCTCCCCGGCCTTCTCGTCCGGGAACTTGAACTGTTCTTGATCAAGCGGCATGTGGTCCTCCTTTATGCACGCGAGATGCCGCGCGGGTCTTGCACCACGGCTTCCACGCTGTCGTCGTTGATGATGCGGAACTCACGCCCGTGAATCTTCACGCGGGTGCCCGTGTTGGGTCGCACCAAAACGAAGTCGCCCGGTTTGCACGACGGACCGCTGGGGAAGCGCGTCTTGTCGGCGTAGGCGTCTGGGCCCACCTTCATCACGAAGAGAACCGGAGACATCACTTCTTCGAAGTGCATGGTCTGCCCGGATTTCACGATCCCGCTCTCATACTCCCGTTCAATCTCTGGTAGCGCACAGAGCAGGTGGTAGGTGGCTGGATCGGGAAGTTGCTTGGCCTTCTCCTCTGCCGTCTCGGGCAGGGTGGTCGGCACCGCGTCTTCACCGGTACTCAGGAGGATTTCACTCATCGTCGTCTTGCTCCATCTTTCGCACGAGGTCAGTAACAAAAGAGTGTGCAACCGAGAGACCCCGGACCTCGCCGCACATGCTGCGGTACTCGGAGTAATCCCGAGCCGCTCCATCTATGAGGGCGCGGGCGATGGATTCCCGGCGCTCCTCAATATCTTTAAGAACCACGTCAAACGCAGTGGTTGCCATGTTTCACCTCACTGTTTCGGGGGTACAGCACCCGGCTTGGGCCGGGGTTTCATAACGGTCTTGACCATATCGGCGCGGAGTTTCTTGTCCGCCTGACGGGCTTGGTTGGCCTGTCGCAGTTGCTCTTTCTGCATCTCCACAGCAATGCGCTCACGCTCCAGATTGATCTTCTCCTGGGCGATCTGGAAGTCGCGCTGGCTGTCGGCCTCCTTGCGCTGGAGTTCCTGGGCCTTGAGGGCGAGTTCCTGTTGTGCCATCTGCAACTGCGGGTTCTGGGCCATCTGCTGGGCTTGCGCCTGCTGGGCCTTACCGACGTTGCTCTGGAGCAGTTGCTGTGCGGCTTGAGCGACCAGACGGGAGATCTGCACCTCTGTCCGCTCATCCAGTTCAGCATCGGGCGGAGTGAGAGGCACGCCCAACTGTTCCTCAACCTGCTGCCGGTAGGCAAACGCCATGTGCTCGGCGACGTGGGCCATGATGGCCGCGCCCATCTGCTGCGCCATCGGTGACTGCCCGATCATCTGAGCCACCATCGGGTCTTGCAACAGCGCCATGTGGGTGGCGATGTGCGCCTGATGGTCCTGGTAGATGAACGCCTTGGTGGGCTTGCCAGTCAAGAACGACATGTTCTCCGACACGGGATCGCGCGGCTTCTGATCTTCCTCGACGGGAACCAGTTTCTCGGCGTTCTTAACGCCCAAGACCTCAAGCATCTGGCGGTGCAGTTGCGGCAGATCGTAGATCTGCGGGGCACCCTGGGCCAGTTGCAGTGCCGCTTGGTACTGCATGATCCGCTGCGCCATGGTGGAGGCGTTGGGATCAGAGACCGGAATGACTTCAACGAGGTCGTAGTCTTCCTGCTTGGCTGCGCGGTTTCCTCCTACGGGGATGTAGGAATAGTCCGGCGGCATGTAGTCCCGGATGATCTTCTTGAGGAGTTTGAACTCCATCTTCAGGCTGTCGTGCACACGCGCCTGAACCGCGCTCATGGTCTTGAGTTGGCGCTCCAGGATTGCCAGCGTCGTACCTACTGGGGCTTGGGCTGACATGTCGCTGACCTTGAGGTCTGCGATGGCGGCCAGCCTGCGGCCCTCTTCGGTGATCTTGTCCAGCAGCGCGGCCAAGACTTGGCTGGGCTCCTTGTAGGGCAGCGGCATGATGTTGTCACGCAGCGCCCCGGAGGGAATGTCTACATCGCGGAACTCGCCGGGGGCGATGGGGGTGTCGTCGCCTTTGACTCGGAGGCCCCGGGACTTGAGACCGCCGGGGAGGTTGCTGAGGGTACCGGCGTCAACCAACTGGCGAATAATCGCGGTCCCTGCACGAGCATAGCCACCAATAATATGAATATAGCCAAGGCCGTAAGCACCAAAGCCAGGGATATAAGTGTACTGAACGAAGTGCTGTCGTTTGA